AATACTTCAGCCGAACGAAACTCGGAGAAGTCGAATTCTTCTCCAGATTTTAATTTGTAGACATTAAATTCTGCTGGTGTTAATGTTCTAACACGTCTATCACCTTTTACAACGAACACTTTGGTTGTTGTATGGAAAAGTGTATCGTCTATGTCAAAAATAGAAAGCGAACTTGCTCTCATATCTTCTGCGATGAATTCTGTGAATTTTAACATACACTTATTTATAATACCAAAAGGGCTATTTTTTCTTATGTATGAATTTTGTGTTTCCTGTTTCTTCGGCCCATGAAATAATTAGACTTCTTTGTAGTTTGTATGCTTCTTTTTCCCAAGGCAGATCTTCGTAATCAGTTTTCTCTACATTAATCTTTCTTCGTTTCCATCTAGTAATTTCTGGGCGATAAGCATAATCATAAAGTTCACCTTTGGCGAATTGTTTCATATGCACCAATTCGTGGCTTAATGTAGTGAATTGCTGGAATCTTGTCATGCTAGAATCTATGCGTATCGTAAACAATCTTGGCGGAGAGCTATCATCTTCCCAGCCACAATCTCCATAAACGAACTCTTTTTTACAGAGATCCTTACAGAATATTAGATGTATAGATATTACTTCTGAAAGTCGACTACCCAGAAGATGAGTGGATATCCATCGTGTAGCTGATCTAAATTGCTTTAGAGTTCCTTTCGGAGCATTTCGCACAGATAATGATACAGAATTCCTCATCAGACTCTCCATGAAGATATATCACTATTTATTATTCTCCGCATCTTCATCTTCGTATTCTGGGGGCTTATACCAAATTTCATCAATGATTTTCTGGATATAACCCTCATCTTCTTCAACCCAACACCTTTTTTGGCTTTTAGCAAAACTACGACTAGATCCTTCGTCTGATTCGTAGCGTTCTTTTCTCCAAGTTTTTCCCATATTACACCCTATTTAAATCCGCTGAAGTCTTTACGACCCATTTTTTTAGTAGCCCAACGCATAGAATCATCTTCATTCATACGCGCACCAAATTTACTTTTATCAAACGCTGGCTTATCTACGATGAGATCTTCCTGCGCTGATTGCTCAACATCATATAATCTAAACTTAGATCTATCAATACCGACAACGAACTTAGAATGAAGCGTGAGATCGTTGTATCGATTCTTTAATTGCTTAATCATCAATTGATTTAAATTTTGTAGTTCTTCCGATGATATAAGTGCTATCATGAAGTCTGCTGTGGCTGGAAGACCAAAGGATTCTGAGGTGTCAGTTAAATCCGGATCTGAGTTACTAAAACCAGATCGAGTTGTTTGTGTTGCGCTAACGATAGGAACATTGAATTCAACTGCTAATCCTCTCAATTCTTCTGCGATAGATTTAATATAAGTGTAACTATTTATATTTGCTCCGGGTTTAACTCTCGAAGACATAGAGATATTCAGATAATCTAGGTAGATAATATCTGGCTTGAAGGTTCGCTTTAGATTTAGTTCATTGAGTAGATGGCGGAAATGCCCAACGTGAGCAGTTGCTGTTGGATATTCCTTTACGATGAGTTTTCCGGAAGTTTTAGAACGAACTTTAGAAACTTTCGTTTCATACATATCTTTCGAAAGATTGGCTAGATCTTCACAAGCTACGTTCAAAAGATTTGCATCAATACGTTCTGCGATCTTTTCTTCGGCCATTTCCATAGTCAGATAAAGAACATTTTTTCCGAGCATCATATTGGACGCAGCCAAATGACACATCGCTAGAGTCTTACCTACTCCAGTTCCAGCCATAATGATATTCAACGACTTCTTAGAAAATCCGCCGCGAGTTATCTTATTCATCATATCCAGATCGAAAGGAACTTTCTCTTCGACGCGATGATAAAAATCATATCGCTCAGCAAAGTCCTCTAGAAAATCATGGCCAATATGATTGTCGAAAGAGATAGCAAGAGCATCAGTCAATATCTGTGGTATATTTCCTTTATCCTGATGCTTTTCTTTTCCGTCAAGAATATGAATGCTATCCATAATAGCATTATATACAGCTTTCTCCTGACAGAATTTCTCAGTTGTATTGAGCAACCAAGTTTCGTCTATCTTTTCTGGAGGAGTTAAGGCGTCGATGAGTTCTGAAGATTGCTTATGCTCAGACTCACCAACTCCGGTCAAATTATTTAACTCAATTGAAAGTGCTTCTTTTGTGGGTAGTGAATTATATTTTGAAACGAAAGACTCGATCTGTTTAAAAACGAGCCTTTCGCTTGAATCTACAAAATACTTTTCTTTAAGAAAGGGAATAACTTTTCGTGCATAACTATCATCATGCAATAGATGATTCAGTATCGTCGATTCGATTCTCATTTACTTTCTTCTGTGTAGTTTCAATTGATTCATCGTCGGACTTTGTTTCTTGTCCATATTTAAATTCGCGAGCAGCTGCAACTTCTAATTGATCTAGCAGATCTTTTGTAAAGTATTTTTCTGGTTCATCATTAATTGTTTTGCCAAAAACTTTAGTTCCATCAGGAAGTTCATAACGGGTGCTAACCTTCTTAATGATACCATATTTTTCAGCAAGATCCAATAGACCGTAATAGCGATCCAGACCTTTAGAATAAGAAAGTTTAACATCAACCATCTTATTTTCCTTCGTCATTCGACTCTTATGCATCTTACAGTGAATGATATTTCCTACAACTTCTGTTCCCTCTTTGTCTTTTTTCTTTGACAGCATTACAATCTGTGATGCTGCGTATTTCAATCCTGATCCACCAGAGATTTCATTTGTTGGAAAGAAAGAACCGATAGCTGCATAGACGTGATTGGTGATGATCAGAGGAACATTAATTTTTGCCAGCTTCAATGAAAGCACTCGAAATGTTGCTTTAGCTAAAGCAGCTTTGGTCATATCTTTGGTTTCTGAACCTTCGGTAGAATCAGAAATTTCTTTCGTGCTCGACAACATACCAAATGAATCTAGAATCATGAGCATCGGAGGACGGTCATCCTTTTCCATTTTGGCATAATTGTCTAGAACTTTAATTGCATGAGTTCTAAAATTTTGAATGGTATCAGTTTCAACTATGATGACTCGCTTTGTATCAAGTCCACGATCAAGCATCATCTGTTTGGTAACAGCAGCTTCTGTATCGTAGTAGAAAATTGCGGCATCTTTGTTATCGTCCAGAAACTGTTTAGCAATCCCTAGAACGAAAAATGTTTTTCCTGTAGCACTTTCACCTGCGAATGCGGTGATTTTATTATTCGGAACTCCACCAAAGATACTTCCAGTCAGAGCAGCATTAAGAATATAACTACCAGTGTCAATTGCTCCAGAATATTCTGAGGAATGTAAACCATCGTCCGCAAGATGTGTATCAACATCACCTAGATCCTTAATCATGTTTTTAATAAAATCGTGTTTCGACATATGTTGCTCCTTGTATGAGTGTATTATATACTATATTTCGAGATATGTAAAGGTTTATTTTTTCGTTTTTGTTACAGTGACGTCTGGCATTTCCATCCAATTCTTACCATCTGTCGCTACAGCGTTTGCGTTGCTCTTGAACCACTTCTTAGCTTCCATAGAATATTTATTAGAAATATCTGTCGGTTTGGATTTTTGAGAATAATTAATATTGGCAGAAACTATGAGTAATAAAGCCAATGGGTCTAATACTAAAACCAAAGCAATGATCATAAATCTTACGGCCTTCTCCAATATTTCTTTATTAGATTCTCCGTAGATCAATTCAGCTACATAACGAATTGGTCCGACTTCTTTTTCGGCCGCCCGTATCTCTTTGGCTAGTGGCATCTTTTCTGTCTGAAGTTCATCAATAGATTTTTGTGCATCCTTGATTTCTTTGTTTATCAACAGCCGTTCTTTTTCTTGGCTCTTTCTGTAACGCAATCCTTGTTCTGCATCTTTATCAGAAATGATTTTATTGACTGCAGAATCTAATTGTTTAAGCGCAAGTGCACTAGTATCTATACGACTCTTTTCTCTTTCTATTTTAGAGTCTATCATTTCAATCTTAGACTGAAAGTCGCCTGAAGACAGATTCTGGTCTATATGTGCTTTGGAAAGGAAACCAAAAACACCCATACTTGTAATGAACATTAATATAGTGACAGCAATTGAAAAATATGTTTTCATCAGTAGCGGTAAGATACTCCAGTTTCTATACAGATACGAAGCTGTAATAATTTTACCTATTTCTAGAGTAGTTCCCATTATGATGATGGGCCAAAACGATGCAGAAAATATAGCAGCCAATCCAGTTATAGCATACCACGCGGATACAAATGAAAGTGTAATCCCTGTAAAAATTGCTAATGATCTGTCTATATTAGGCTTCAGCTTCATATAAACTTCTTCCTAGTTTATTCCAATCGCGACATATATCCATAATTCGAATTCGTTTCTTAAAATTAATTCTATCATTTTCTAAAAGACTTTCGAACAACTTATCTATATTGGAACCTAATTGCAAATTTATATGCTTCTTAAACTTACCAATCAGTTTAAATTCAGAGAATGCGGTTACTACGTGATGTTTCTGGAATGGTTTATTTAGTTCATACCAGTCATACTGTCGGAAAAAATCAATCACATTTTTTTCTAAGTAAGGCGCAATGATTTTTTTATCGTATTGTTTAGCTAGAATTTTTTGCTGAATCAGACCAGCTGGATTCTTTTGTGCAAAATAATCTACGCGAAATTCATCAAATTTAGATTTTGGTGTTTTGTAATGGATACATGCTTTCTTAGAAACGCCATAGTGACCATCAGCTGCAATTCCAGAAATTACTTCAAATTCCTTGATCTTCGGATACACATATAGAAATGGGAATGTGCATTCGAAGTGAGTTTTCTTTTTGCATTCAATATCTGTAGCTAGATATATGAAATCGCTCTCTAGATTTTTGGCAGGAACTTCAATTAGAGTATACTCCCAATTCATAATCTTAGCGACTTCAATTGCTTTCATTGCGTCATAAGAAGGGTCGTTTTCTAAATGAAACGTATATACGTGAACCTTCTTACCTAACCTATGCGCAGAGAAAGCACAAGAGATACTATCAACTCCACCAGACATTAAGACCGCTACAGAGTCTGATTTGGAATGTTTCTGTATCTCATTGCATAATAACTGATCAATCATTTAGCCTCTTGTGATAGCTAATACTGCATCCAATTGTTTTTGAACTACTGGACCGCGATTTGGCCACAGGATATATTCTTTATCTGCAGTCTTCAGGAGATTATTTAGAAGCGGAACAATGATTGCTTCTAGTTTTCGAATTTTATCTTTCAACTGCGCTTCTGTTATATTTTCATCTCCACGTTCTTCTAACTTAAATACCAACGACGTCAGAGCATCAATTTTTTCTTCAAGACGCTGAACATCTTGAGAAGGAACGATATCATTAGTTGTTGTAGGTTCGAGCGGTCTTATAGCACTTTCGTCGATAGCTGAAAATCCATAATCTAATGAAAGATATTCTGCGGGAACTACTGCGTGTGTGGTCATATTAATCCTTAAAAAAAGTTTTCTAGAGACGAAATCGGTTCTTCTTTCCAATGAATCACGTTCAATATAGATCTCAGTGGATCTAGAAATGCCTTCTCAAATTGTAAATCGTAGTCAATGTATGCGTTCATTTTAAATTCTTTTGGAAGAACAGATACGATCGATAAAATATTCTCCTGCAATGGATTTGGCATTTTCATGTAGCAGTATTTTATTTTCTCGCCATCCTTGATCGACTCATATTTCTTTGTTAGCTTGTAATCTTTCAGAGCTTTATTGAAGGATATCGCACCACGAACTGCAATTGGTATAGCTTTCGTTTCCTTAGAATAATATTGAACATTCTGAACGCTTCTCGGAAACGATATATCCTCAAATGGTAGAGTTTTAAACTTCTTCTTAAACTCTTTGATGTGTTCTTGAATACGTTCTTCGCTATGATTCATGATAATATTCAGCGATTCCGTTAAGGCTACTCTACAACTAGACGGAGTCGACGATTTAACAGTTTCTACGCCCATCATTTTCAATTTTGGTTTTTCGTAACGAACGCCTTCACTATCATAAACATTCAGGATATATCTTTTCTTAGCTGTCCATATTCCTCTATCGGCGATAACTTCTCGCTTCATGTTCATTTTCTGTTGGAACGCACCACACCTTTTAGCAAGTTTCTCATAAATATCATCAATGACAGGTTCAAACTTCTCACGTGCAACCCTATCCAAGAATTCGACAATTCTTTCTTTAGAAATATCGTCTCTATCCTTGAACACACTTCGCACAAGCCCACCAAAAGTAATATATAAGCTGTCTGTATCGGACGCAATAACATAATCAATATCATTTGTTTTTAATAATCTATTTATATAGATATTCAAATGATTTTCTGCCCAACGAATAGCCAACTGACCACCCATGGTAATTGCAGTTGCGTGATCTATGTCGAAGAATCTAAAGTATTGATTACCAATCGCGCCATAAGCACTATTCAGTTGAACCTTTCTAGCCAACTGGATATTTTTGAAGCGTGATATTTCTTTAGAATACTTTTTCTTCTCTTCTGGAGTTTTTGCTACTTCGTATTTCTTTTGAGAAGCGATCATCTTCTCTTTATAGATCGTTCTATCTGCATAGAGCCTTTCCATAATCTCAGGAAGAAACCCCTGCTTATCATTCTTAAAATAACTACCATTTGGTGCAAGACAATATCCATTGATAAGAGGAAGCTGACTATCACTTAAGAATTCATCTATCGTGATGTTAGCTTTTTTACCCTTGAGCATAGTTTCTGGAGAAATATTATACTGCATGATCAAGTGTGGATACAATGAATTCAAGTCAAAAGACATTACCCAGTCACTCGATCCTACTTGTGGATCCTTAACATACGCACCAATAAACTGCTCTGATTTGTGTCCTCCACCAGAAAGAGGAATGGCGATCTTCTTTTTATATAGATGATTGTGAATGATAACATCCCACATCTTAACCTGTGTAAAGGTATCTGCCATATTAACTTTAGCATCATACGCCAGAGTTAATACCATCTCAATAAGTTTCATCTTATCGTCTAGCTTATCTACAAGCTCAACGTCTCGAATATTATAATTGATGTAATTGACGAAATCGTTTTCATAGAAGTCGTGAATAGTTTCATAGCCTAGTTCGTGGAAATCTAATTTCTTTTCACCAAGTTCAACAAATGCTATATGATCTAGACGATATGATTCTTGTTGTGTGTATGTAAATTTCCTATACATCTCTAGATAATCAAGGACGGCAACACCTACGATGGTTATCAGTATGTGTTCCTTTCCCATAACTTTAGTGGTTTTCTCATTCACATGCTTCCATGGCGAAAGGCGTTTACATTCTTTTTCATCTAGAACATTACGAATACGATTTACCAGATACGGAATATCAAAGAAAGATACATTCCATCCAGTCAAAATATCTGGCACTCCATAGCGTTCCCATTCATCCAAGAATGCCATCAGCAGATGTCTTTCATTCTTACAATGGATATACTTTACATCGTCGCGTTCTGGTTCATAATTATTACAACCAAACACATAGAAAGTTTTGTCTTTTTTGAGCGTGATTGCAGTAATTTCTTCGCTCGCAGAATTTACGTTTGGAAATCCATTTCCGGCATAGACCTCAATATCGATATTAGCGATTCGAATTCTATCAATATCGTATACAACTTCATTTCGATATTCTTCATTCAGCCACGCATATTCGTATCTGGAAAATCCATAGATTGGAAATCCAGTAACGTCTTTATAATTGTCGATGAAGTTTTTAGCTTCTGTAACAGAATCGAACTCTAATGGTTCTAGAGCTTGCCCTTCGATACTAGACCAAAACGCTTCTGATTTATTTTTGGCTGGAATAAATAGTTTTGGTTTATAGTGTATCTTTTTAGAGAATGCCCCGCCGTCATCATATCCACGAACAAGAACATTATCGCCCCACAGAATAGCTGATGTGTAAAATTTGCTCAAAGTATTCCCAATAAGTCATTATCATATAGTATTATACTTCATCTACATCAAAATGTAAAGGCCTATTTTGTAAATGGTAGGATATTTCCTGAACCACTAAGAGATTTCGCTAGAACTATTCCACTACCGAACGATGTGCTGTATGCGTTTTTAATGTCGGTATTTGGTTCATACGAAAATAAGATATTTTCGTCAGAAATTGTTATCTCTTTTTTTTCTGAAAACATCAAATAATCAGCAAGCCCTACAGACGGACGACCATCTCGTCCTGCCTGAACAACTAGGGCTGCTGGATTTTTCAAAACTGCACCAGAAATTTCTGATGAACGCGATGCATCTGCTACAACTTCTTCACCATTCACGAGTCTAATAACAATAACATTATCCATTATTTTTGCCTTTATATTACCAAGTAATTTCGCCAGATGATACTTTACGAAGACCCATATTAATTGCGCTCATTGCTATCATTTGATATTCTACAGGAATCAAAAACCCATAACTAGTCTGTGCAACTACCGCCACCCCTGCTACGATGTTTGCCCAAAACGTCTTACTATAATACCACTTCTTGCCAGTCATTTCACTTTCAATAACCTCAGTTACTGCCGATGTAATCTTTTCGTTCATTGCTGGTTTAGCTGCCATATTAATTTCCTTTATGGTGAGTTATTTCTTTTTATCCGGTACTTTATTTCCATCTAATTTCTTATGAACTTTGATCTTCTTACAAACGTCTTTACCAGTCTTAGAATCTTTCACGCAAGCCTGTTTAACTTCGGCTGCAGCATAAACGATACTATTTGAAAATAATAAACTAAAACCTAAAATAGAAGAGATGATTAGTTTTTTCATTTTTGTCCTTTATAATTCGTTCTGTGGGGGTTGCACTGGAGCAGGCTTACCACCAAATCCTGTAACAACTGGAGCTTGCGGAACTGGTGTAGTGGCAGCTGGCTCTGGAACTTTATATGGCATATTCGCGCCTGAAGATGACGTGATAGAAGGCGCAGACACAGGAGCAGGAGAAACAGTGGTAGGTCTCGTAGCCGCTTGTAACGCCATCTTCTGAGCGTCTTTATCATTACCCGCTAACATAATTCCAGATAAGGTTCCAGTTAAGAATGTTGCGATAGGGATAATTAATTCAAAGAATTTTTGATCGATTGGAGACATAGCGTTCAATGGTTGTGTTACAAAAATCAAAGAATATAACACAACGAAAACGATTCCAAATAATGTCAAAGACAGGCAGATACCAATAAAAAATTTAAGACGAGCCATCAATTCTTCTTCGGTGTATTTTATATTATTTTCCACAGTGTGCTCCTTGCGAAACAGTTGCATTACATGTTGAACTTTTTGTAATATCTGTTTTAGTTTGTTCATCTTTAGGTGGTCCTAATCTTGGGTCGCGCTGGCCTTTAAAAATATGTTCAGGGCACGTGCGATTCACATCACATATTGGAAGTTTACAAATATCCTTTTCCCAATTACTAGGATCTTGACAAGGATAACGATATCTATCACCACTGAAAATTGCTAAGGTCAATGGTAATAATAACAATAAACCCAACCACTTTACTAATTTTATATCATTCATAACTAAACACCTAATACATGTAGAGCATGATTATAGTGTTTGATTCTATCTTCTAATCCAATCGTTCCGCCGTTAATGCGTTTTGTTAGTGTTAGTATATCGCCTTTGTCGGCCCACTGATTCAAGTTATTGGTTTCCCAAAACCAGCATGCAGATTGAGCAGCACCTTCAAATGTTTGAAGATACTCAGCTGCGTCTTCTACGGCGATATTAACAGACGCCGCAAACCATGAGTAATTATCTTTTCCAGTGAGTTGAATTAGACCACGACCACAGTAACGGAAACCATCTCCTGATGCTTCATCACCATTGCCCATTCGATTGGCATAGACTTTATTTGCGATGGCTTCTTGTTTATTTGGTTTGTTTGCATATTCGTTCGCAATTTCATCCGTTGGAAAATACTTCGGAAAAATCTTACGCAACGTAACAGCACGATAATTTAAATTTTCTTTCAGCGTAGTGAAACCACCAGATTCATGTGCGCATTGAGCCATAAAAGCAGCAACTCTTTGCGGTGTTGAAATTTCATAATCTGGAAGCAATACGCATAATGCTCCATACCATGCGTCCAAATACGGAGACTTTGGAAGAATTTCTTGTAGGTGTTTCCTTGTGAATACGAATGTCATAGAAAATATTCTCCTTAATTTTCTATTTATAAGAGGGGGAAGTAAATCCCCCTCTAATTTCACATATTATAGATATTTTTTTTCCTAGCAGTCATTCGAAGTTTTCTAACTTCTTTCAGATAGAAAGATATAGAATTACAAAATTCGATAATTTTAGCCATGATTAGCCTCCGTTAAAAATTCTTTAGTTGAATTTTGAGAGGCGTTAATCTCAATCTTTTTTGGCTTTTTGTTGTCGGGAACAACATACTCCAAAGAAATTTTGAGCATACCATTAACTAAATCTGCATTTCGAATTTCAACATTATCTGCCAATTCAAACTTTCGTTTGAAAGAACGATCTGCAATTCCTTTGTGTAGGAATTCAGCTTTAGAATCGTCAGGTTTTGTCGATGCTGAAACCATTAGGCATCCATTAGTCAGTTCGATATCAATATCTTCTTTCGAGAATCCAGCGACAGCTAATTCAAGAACGTAGGAATTCTTTTCTGTCTTTTTGATATTGTATGGAGGATAACCTGGAATGGCTTTACCAAGCGCGGTATTGAAAAGTTCTAGACGATCAAACATCTTATCATAACCAATTGAGAACGGATCAAATTTATGTAGGTCAAACATTGTCATATACATCTCCTTATATTAAGCAAGATTAAAATTAAGCCCCCGAAGGCAGCTTATTCAGAGACAACCAACCGATTGCCTCTAAATTTATTTATAACAGATTTTTAAACGGATCGTTTTTTTCCTATGTTATATTTCTGTTCCAGAATCCATTCGCCCTTTTCTTTATGGGAAAGGATCTTTATTTGAGAAATTGGCGCGACAAGTTCTTTGGTTTTTTCTGGGTAGATGAGTTTATATAGATTCCATTCAGCTAGAAGATTGGCTATGGTGTTTCTTCTTGCTATATCGTCTTCAGAAAAATTGGTAGGCTTTCCATCCAACGCAAAAAGTTCTTTGAAGTGAACAATGAAATATCTATTTTGTTTGTGTAGTATGTGACAAGACTGAAATAGTTTCTTATCTTTTTTTGAGGCCACACCTATGCGTGTTAAAGTTTCGCGAATCTTCAGAAAATCATCTGGAGTTTCTAAGAGAACTTCAATCATTTGGTCGATTATTATAGTCATTATGCACCTTTAAACACATATATCTAGTATTTATAATAATCTATTTTTTCGTGCCCCCTGTATAAAGCGATTCTTTAAGAGATTGAATGTGTTCTTTAGTTAATATCCTAGAAGCATCAATGGCTTTCTTTAGATTGCACTTATAAACTTCACGAATAATATCTACATTTTCGGATTCTTCTGGCTTCATCCATTTACTAAATCGTTTGCGGCTACGAAGACTGTTCATGTAGAAGTCGTATTGCAATAGATTGTCTAGATGACCAAGTCGATTCATTTCGTTAGAATACAAAATAGAATCCGCATGGAACGATAACGATCGATTTGCTAAAAAAGGTTTGTATTCTTTTTCAGAAAGCTCGTCATTATCCGTTCCGCGCATCATATCCTTTTTGAGATGACTTACACTGTTAATGTAATCGAATGGACTACTCATTATTTGAACTGACAGTCAGCCATGATGGAAGTCAAACAAGCAGCGATGTTTATTTCCTGATCCACAACGAATGCGCTCTTGTATTGATAGTCGCCGAGAGTCAAAACTAATTGAGGAACTGATTCTGGCTTCAAGTAATCATACGCAGTTTCATACAATTTACGAAAGAGTGTATTCGTTTCCATTGCATTATTCTGAGCAACCCATTTGCGCATAGAAGTGAAATCACGATCCTTAAGATACTTGATAATGTCTTTCAAATCTACATCTGCGACTTGAGCTAAAATTCCGGCATCGATTTTACCATTCGCTGCATGACGTTGTAGTTCATTTAGAACACGCCGCCAGTCTGGAAAGAATTTAGTAATGAGCTGTGCAACAACTTTCTTGTCATATTCGATTCCTTCTTTTTCAAGAATCATATAAGTCCTTTGAAGGAATTGAGTAGCCAATTCAGCTTTCTCTTTTCCTTCAATCTTGAAATCAACAACTGAACATCGAGAATGTAAAGGCGCAATGATTCTATTCTTAAAATTACAAGTTAGAATAAACCCACAGTTGTTTGAGAACTCTTCCATAAAATTACGGAGAGCTGGCTGAGTCGAATTAGCATTTAGATAATCCGCTTCATCCAATATGACATACTTCCGGTCAGAAGTAAAGGAAACAGTCGCAGCGTAATTTCGAATATCATTACGAAGTGTATCAATATTACCATTCATCGATCCATTAATGATAATATAATCACCATTAATTTCATCCAGCATAGCCCTGGCGACTGTCGTCTTACCGACTCCAGGCCCACCATTCAATAGCAGATTCGGAATTGCCTTATCATCAACAAATTTTTGGAATATTGTCTTTAGACTATTGGGTAGAATGCAATCTGCGATTTTATGGGGGCGATATTTTTCAACGAATAAAAATTCTTCACGATCAAGCATGTATACTCCATAATATAAATTTAATTCAGACTACATTTAAAATCAATTTACGCGAGAACCTTGTTCGGTTGCAATCCAATACTCGACATCTCCTGTCTTAGATTTAAAGTTAGCGATGCCTTTAGCAGAAATCGTCACATCATAATCTCGCGGTAGCAATTTCAAATTCTCTACTTTGAAAATCATATTATAATTCATAGAGCAAGTGCCAACGGGATAGTCAAAAGTATTTCCGTTGCTTGTTCTAGAATCAATAGCGGTCATGGATACTACTCCGTCTTGACCTAGGAGAGCGATTTCTGGCAATGACATAACACCTGCAGCTTTGAGCGCATAAGCCATAACGTCTTTTTCGATCGTGAATGTTACGTCTACACTTGGAAGAACAATATCTTTTTCCGGCGGTGTTGTGATCGTAGCTGCACTTGCATACGCGTATGTCGCAGAAGCTTTTTTGTTCTTGATCTTTAGAAGATTTTCTTGAAAATCAAGTTCCGGATCTTCGAACATCGACGTCATGCTGAGTAATTCTGGAAGATTGTAAATTGCACATTCTTTCGGAAAGGTCTCTGCTACAGTCGCTTGAGCAAGAATAGTTTTCTGGGCAGAAACAGTTCGGATTTTATTACCCGGTTTCAACAAAACAGACATGTTAATAGAAGAAAAGTTTTTTAGAATCTCAATTGTTTCATTAGAAAGTTTCATTTGTTACTCCATTATTAAAATACAATTATAACACACCTAAATCTAAATGTAAATCACTTTTTCTTTTTCTTCTTCAACATACTCACATCAGCCGTAGCAGTTACTCCAAGATTCGCTAAGTCGACCAAGGATCCACCGAAGACATAAGTGCCTTGATGTTCAAGTTTCATCCAAGGACACAGCCAAACTTTGATTCCGGCATCACGTGAATACTGACAGAACATATAATCTTCAGAAAGATATCGTTTTGTTTTCGGATCGATTACGCAATCGAAATACGCATGAATCTCTCGCGATCCATCAAAATGTTCAGTGCGAACATGATCTGGCTTATATGAAAGATGAGGATACGCCTTTTTGTATTTCTCAAACACACCGCGCTGAATCATCATGAATCCAGTTCCACCTTCTAGAACTTCTACTGGCTCATTCAATGCGATCGACTCTTGACCGTCTGTGGGATTGAAAACATAATCACCAACATATTTCTCTAGATCTTGAGGATTTTTATCTGCGAATCCGCGATCAACAGCTTTCTTAATCTTTTCCCAAGAAATACATTTCTTTGGGTATGGACCACAAACAACTTCTTTATCGCTACCTGTTGCAGCAATTACAGAAAGAGCGATTACGTCGTCTGGATCAAATCCGATATCTGCATCGATAAACATCAAATGCGTGCAATCGCTCCGAAGGAATTCGTCAACGAGATAATTTCTGGCTCGCGTTATTAGCGACTCGTTATATAGATAGAAAAATCTGACATCCATTCCGTATTTGGAAGAAAGTATTGCTAGGTCCGCAGACGATTTGCAATATTGTCCGGTGCACATTCCGCCATACATTGGCGTAGCAATAAAAATTTTTCTTTTGCGTAGTTCTTCAATAGACACTGAAATTTCTATAGACATAATTTTTCACCTTTTGCTATCATTCAAACATTTATTTATATCAAAAATTCAGTATAATTTAAATCTATGATAAAAAAACAGGGATGCCTATAGGCATCCCTGCCCAATTGCAGATTACGCAGCGAGTGCGCGATAACCAGCAGCAATAACGCGACGTGTCGGAGCGCCATGCTTGTAGACTGACGCAACTTGACCATTCGAAAATGTCTTGCGATTGCAATAAATCGCATAACCTTTTTGGCGAAGGTACGAAGCTACAGCCGACATGTTGCTGATTCCGAATCGTGCCTTGGCTTGACCTTCGGTGAGATCATAACCTTTCTTCAGGAACGAAAGGACACGTGCTGTTTTGCTAGTTTTGGTTTTAACCATATTTTGAAACTCCTATTTAAATTTAAAAACCTACGCAACGATTTGCGGCGTAGTCTCCTGCACACCAGACTCAATACTACTATCTGATGCTACTGAAGGCGGTTGTGCTACGGTTTCATCTACCTTGGAATATAGATCCAGAAAGGCAGTTTTTGTTTCTTCATCGAAACGATTGATACACATACGGATAGAACGCATACGATCACCAAAGAGCTTGTATGTCTGAACAATGTGAACAAGACGACGCGTAGAGATAACTTCATCAATCGCATTTTCTGCGAACGTCTTTCGAATCACTTCAGCCCACATGATGAGTTTATCTACAAACTTAGATTCATCTTCTATCATCTGACGATTATCAGCGAAATACAGATTCAAAATTTTTCGTTCAACAGTAGCATTTGGAAACTGCTGCTCGATCGTGATCGGAAATCGTTCAAGCCATGCGTCATCCAACATCGTTGCAGAAACATAACGACCATCTTCAGAACCTTTACCTTTAGTATTGGCTGTTACGATAATATTGAATCCAGTCTGGGCATAAACAACTTCACCAGTTTTCTTTACGAAATATGGCTTGCCTTCAAGGACTCCTTGCAGACACATGATCTTGCCTGGATCTGCGCGGTCCGCTTCGTCTAAGAGAAGCAATGCACCAAGTTCCATTGCACGAAGGACAGGACCTTTAATGAATTTTGTTTCTCCGTTGATGAGTCGAAATCCACCCATCAAATCGTCTTCATCAGTTTCTTTAGACAACTGAATACGAATCATTTTCGTATTAGAACGAGAAGCTGCTTGTTCAACCATAAACGTCTTACCGTTTCCAGACATTCCGGAAATAAATATTGGAAAAAATTGTTTTGATTTTATAATTTTTTCAATGTCTTTGAATTCTCCGAACGGAACATAATGCGAATCACGTTCTGGAACAATTGCATAATTGTGTGACGATACTGCGTTTGGATCAAAATGCATCTTTGCCTCAGTCTCGATCTTTGGGCTGCGAGTAATCGCAACAACTTGTGCAGCCATATTAATGGGTGTAGATTTCAGGTCTGAAGGCAATTGAAACTTACCCCAACCCACGTTGAATTTTTTCCGATAAAGAAATTTTGCATTATCGTAACCAAGAGACTGAACATACTCTTCGATATCTTTTTTACGAAGAACTGCACTCTTACCAAATTTCTTAATAAGCTCTTCAAGAATAACTTGTTTCATTTTATTTCCATTATATAATTGATACGGGAGTTACTATTATACTTCACTCACAGCTAATTGTCAAGGCAAATTTATGCGGCAATTTTCTCAATAAATTTTGATAAGAGAACTCGACTAACACCACGGCGAATATTGACTTTTATAAATGCCTTCGCGAGAGAATTTTTGGTCTCATAAACTTCATCACCCAACAAAGAATCCTCAGTTTGAATTTCGTCACCACCATGAATCAAGAAATAATCATCAAATTTCAGATACCCTTTCATGTGAAAATATTTTTGTTTCCGCATTTTTCTGTAATTTATATCTGATGTTTCGCTTTGATTAGGATATGCTAAATTAATTGTTCTTTTGATTCGTGAATTTGAATTTTCAATACGATAGCAAATTACATTAACTGAGCATCGATTTTTGAGAAATTCAACAAAAACATTAGTGTTAGTCTCATAGTCATCAGTTGATTTTTTTTGTATTACAATTTCTTCTTTTGTCTGGATATCGCGAGCAACTAATTTATATTTGTAGTGATATGTTAAATTATTATATCCAACGTCAGTCCTATAATGGCTAACAGTAGATTCACCATCAGTCATAACAACACAATTAACTATTTGTGCATTTGTCTGTTTTTTGAAATCTACGATCAATTTACGAGCATAAATCAATGCTGAATTTAACGGTGTGCCATTTAAATGAATACAATTAGAATACCATGAATCATTTCCTAGTTTACGAAATTTCCAATTTTTCTGATTACATCCATCTGCAAAATTCAAAAGCCATTGACCCATTTCAGAAAACTGATTATTTCGCATTTTTTCCGTGAAGAGTTCTATTAATTTATCTGCACCCTTTACAGAAATATCACCTATCTTATCATCGAGAAACTCAGGACTCTGCATATATTTTTCAGATATCGTTTGATCAGTAAATGCATAAACACGATGTGGAATATTAACCCTGCGGCAAAATAAAGTCAAGCACAATAATTGTTCAATTGTTCCTAGCATATTTTCTGTCATAGATCCAGAAAAATCAACAAAAAGAACTAATCCATGATTTTTAGATTCTGGCAATATTGTTGTTTTTTTGAAGATATCATCAATGATCTTATATGCATGTAGTTTATTACAATTAATAACCCCTGTTTTTGATTCACGCTGTCTAATATAATGATCAGCAGCTTTTTTCATTTCAAATTCTTTAACGAGATAAGAAACGACTTTACTGTTTACATTCAAGAATTTATTCCAAGAAATCTTATTTTGTTTGGCGATTTTAGAATTTAAATCTTTAGATAAATCATCATTGTTTGAATGATTTCTGAATCTATACATGTATTCAGATTTTATATATGCGTCTTTTTCATCTCTAAACATCTGAAGAAGAGATGAAAAAGGGAGAGTTATATTTTTATATTCTTTATCTTGAACATTTACATAATAAATTGGTTTTGATTTATCATCAATCAATTGTTCTGCAATAGTATCATCCATTGATGTTTGTGTATCACAGGAGAATAGATCTTGATCTTGATCTT